CACAATTAGAAAAGGAGAAAGAATGAGCGATCACTTAAAAACCGTGGGCATGGTATCAGCTTTGTTTGGTATCATGTCTGGAGACGATCGAGAAAGTAAAGTAAAATTTCAAAAAAGATTTTTTGAGACCGTCAAAGGATTACATTTTCCAGAGGACTGGGATACTTTACCAATCGAAGAGAAAGAACGACGACTAGAAGGAGTGCAAAAGATAGCACTAGAAAAGGAGAAGTAATGGCTATTGTATGTGGAGGCGTTCGCTATAATGAAAAGCCCACTGGCGTGGCTAAGTTAAAGCGAAAAGCCAAAAAGAAAAAAAGTAAAAAGAAAGGAAAGAAATGACTGAACACGATTTATCATTTAATTCGACTATCAATCATGGTCATATCGAAGGACCTTTTGATTTTCATCTGGTACAGGTGAATAAAAAAGATGTCTATGTTTATGATCATGGAGAGTATTTGTTTAAAACAGAAATACCTCGTGTTGATCCGAAATATATCAACGATGCGAAAGAACTCAAAAACGCAAGAATAAAAGAGATCATTCGCATAGCAAAAAATAAAGTTAGCGATGTCCGTATATATTAGAGGCTTCGTTGACTATCCGTTGAGCCAATATTCCACTGAGGATTTATTGGCTCGACTGGAGAAAATAAAAAACATTATTAAAAATTCAGCGCATTGTGATTTAGATGTTGAACTGAAAATGATAGTGGAACAAGAATTAGAAAAGAGAGAAGGAGATATGAAGTATGAGTAGTGAAGAGTATTGGACGCAGAAACACGCAAAAAGAAAACGTGAAATTTTATCACTGTTAGAAAAATATATCAAAGTACGAAATCAATCTAAAATTGATATACTCAACCAGAAGTTTGAATATCAAATTGAGAAACTTCGTACAGAACTAACAAACATCAATAAGTTACTTGATGTTATCTAGTCAATAATGAGGGGGTGTTTCCCCCTCATTAAATCATTTTAAATTCAGCTTAAATATTATATAAATAAATAATTCATTTTATGAAAGGAAAGAACAATGTCTAAAAAAGATCAACAGAAATGGGTATCACAAATAATGTCTAAGGAGACTCAAACTTTATTGGAAAGAATTTGTAAAGATACTTTAAGAACAAAACCGACTCAATTGCATATAATTGTTAAAGAATACTACGAAAAACTAGCAAAAGTTTAGTATATTTTATTGATAAATTATGATAATTTTTAAGAATGTTGGAGATATTAAAAGATAATCCACATTTCTTTGAGAAAACTATTTATAAAGTCGAGTACGTGGACGTACCAGACGAAGAGGAAAATATTGTCCAAAAAGTATTGGTTGAGTTTACAGACGGATCAGAAAAGCTTTATGATTTTAGTTTTTGGAAGAAAATAGTAGAAAAAGGAAAAGAAATTTTAGAGAGAAGAAGAACTTAATTAGTTCTCATTCTCTCTTTTGTTTGACTGTCTTCTGGCTTGTATTCTTTATATGCAGTCATTTGGGCGATTACGTCCTGTAAGTAGGCTATAATCAGTTTGTTTTCTTGTTCTTCTGTCATTTTTTCTCCTTTTATTTGGGGTGAACGACCATTATATCAGAGTCAATGATTAGATATCTACCTATTTATTTTTGATTTTGACAAATAAATAATTTGACTTTTATGATACGATTGTTCCATGGCTAAAGTTTACTTATTTATGATTGTTTGTTTATACAATCCCACATTAAGTTTGGATAACACTTGTAAGGTTGTTCCAATGTCCGATCCTTTTGAGACCTTAAACGAGTGTCTTAATATGGGATCAGCGCTTAGATCAAAACTACAATTGGAAACAATGAACACGTACGCGACTGCTTTTTGTTCTGAAAAAGAATTTACTTCGACTTAAGTATTTTTGAAAGCTTTGAACGACTCGGTAAAATTTTAAATTGATCACCGTCCACGATAATCAAAACAATATCAAATTTTTTTTGCTCACTTGAGGGGGACCTGTAAATCATGTCTCCCTCCCTCCTATAATTTGTTTTCTTTGTTCGTCTAGAAACTGTTTTTACATCAATTTTAAAAGTTTCATTTTCTGGAGAGATCGCAATTAAATCAATCATGCCATGAGGCGCTACGTTTTTAAAAACTAAAAAACCTTTTTGTAAAAGTTTATTAACTGCTGAATATTCTGAAACGGTTCCAGAAATATGTTTTTTGTTTAAGAATTCTTTCACAGTAATTCTATTTTTTTGATCCACGGTTTCGGAATAACTTGGACGCGACCACAGTCAGAGTCTCCTTTGCGACCTTTATCAGCACAGATGATGACATATTCTTTCGTGTCCTTAACCATGTAGCCCATGCTAAAGACCGTGGGGGGAGTGATCTTTTCAGCATCTTCCAAGTCATGCCACCCACTTTCCATTTCGTAAGCGTCGATCCATTCGATTTCTACCTTATCCTCAAGAGCCTTTTTCATGTCTAGAATTTTATTTCTAAACATCGATAACTTCAATTATTTAAAGTGATCCTCTGGTATCACTTTCCAATATTTTTTGGCTTTGGATTGATCTTCACCATTATAGGCTATTCCATAGGCTTCTCGACCTTGCATGACTGAATAATTAGGAACTCTATCTTTTAGTCCTTTTGCTACTGCTTGAGCCACTGACTCCATATACATATCATCAAAAAGCATAATTCCGTCTTTTTTCAGCTTTGACCACCAATTTTCAATGTCATCTAATACTGCATCATATTCATGAGCACCGTCCACAATAATCACATCAAAAAATCCGTCCTCAAATCTATTGATAACTTCTGGATTATCAGAACGACTTTCTATCAGCTCAACAATTCCTTGGTCTATAAATTCCTTTAAATTGTCCTCTGTGTAAGCTTTAAAGGTTCCGTCTGGTCCAACTGCTTCTTTGATAAAACCATGCTCTGAGGAGCCTCTAAACGTGTCTAAAGCATATACTTTAAGATCAGTTCTCTTTGTATTAACAATATTGGTGCACATATAGGTGGTTGATTTCCCATAAAAACAACCAATTTCTAAAATTTTTCCATTTTGAGGACAGTAGTCGACTACTTTGTCATATTGTTCGTAGCCATTGAACCACCCAGGTATTTCGTGATATTTCATTTAAAACCCCACATAATGTTTATAATTATTATTAATAAGATGTTCGACAGACTTTAATCTGGCTTCAGTTCTCTTAATATTTCTATCATCCCAATTATCGATATCATTTCTCCAGTTTTTCAATTGTCTTTCGTAAAGACCTAAAACTTTTTCATGATATCTTTTTATTGGAAATACTTTTCTATTTCTCATTGTACTTTCTTTGTAATGTCCTTTGCTAGGTCCATAGCAGTCTCATGAATAATGTTAGCCATAGCCCATTTCTCATACTTGTCTAAATTTTCTTGCATCTTAATTAATGCATTAAAACACTCACAAGCAATTTTTAATTTTTGATGATCTATTGTTTGATCATCTGATAGTATTATTTCTGGCATCATATTAGCCACTCCTTAAATTGTTCGCCCATTATCTCAGTAGCGATGTTAATTTTAGAACGGAGACTTTTAATAATATTTTCATCTACCGTTCCCTCACAGATAAGATCAACATAAGTCACTTTCTTTTCTGTACCTATCCTATGATTTCTAGCCTCAGCCTGTTCTCTTATTTCAAGATCATAGTCGTTGGAATAAAATATCATAGTATGGGCTATATTTAAAGTCAGTCCATATCCACCAGTTCGTGGGTGTCCGACTAAAAATCTCATGTGATGATCAGGGTCTCTAAACCTTTCAATAATCTTTGGTCTTTCCGTTGACGGTGTTTCACCATAAAAACCTTCAGCAGAACCCTGTCCATATTTTTTATCTAAAGCTTCAATAACAGTTCTAATATTGTGTCGGTAAGAACACCAAATAATTATTTTTCCGTCAGTCTCTTCAATTGTATCTAATAATTCTTTGACTCTGTTTTCTGAGAAGTCAATTAACTTTCCCTCGTCCGTTGTCATGTAACCACAAGCTATTTGATGTAATCTTTTTAGTTGAGCAATCAATGTAGCAGTGGTCAACTGTTCACCGTCAATTTCAGCCAGAGCTAGTTTCTTCATCATGACATAAGCTTTCAATTGATTATCGGTCATCGGTACGCGTCTCTTTAAATAAATTTTATCTGGTAAATCTAACGCTTCATCTTTCGTGACTCGATAAGAAAAGTTTCTAATTTTATCGGTGAGTTCGTCCAACCGTTTGTATCCAGTAACTTTATTAAAACTTCTTCCACCAAAATTCATCTTAACTTGGTCACAGTATCTAGCTTTAAAAGTGTAGATAGAACTAAAACCTAAAAGGTCCTCGTTTAAAAAAGCACATTGTGAATATAAATCTTCTGGTGATTTTGTAATGGGAGATCCTGTTAAGATAACTCGATACCTTGCATAAGAACCAATCTTAATACATCTCTTTGTTCTTTTAGCTGATCCGTTTTTAATGATCGTCGACTCATCAACACACATCAAAGTTTTATCTGTATAAGTAAATTTTTCAGCAATCATACTTCCGTTCTTGGTAATGATTGCATCAATGTTCATAATCAAAACTTTTAATTTATTATCGGTTGCAAATAATTTTGATTTAATTTCTTCTTGTTCTTTTTTTGTCTTAGCGCCTTCCCAAACATGAACATCGTAATCAATATGTTCAGCTAAATGTTTTCCTAATTCTTCACGCCAATTATATTTAATTCCGTTAGGACAAATAACTAAAAGATTACTTATCTTTCCATTATCAAATAAAATGGAAACACCGTCGATTAAAACTTTTGTTTTTCCACAACCCATTTCCATAAACAAGGCGTACTCTGGCACGTCCTTATCAAAGGAATTCATCATCCCAGCAAGACCAATTAATTGATGTTGCATAGGCTTAGTTTTAAACTTGTATTTTTCTACTAACATATATAAAATTTTATTCTTATAAGAGAATATAATAAATGAATTCAAAAAGTAAAGTGTACATCATACAAAATGTGATGAGAAAATATCCTGACGGTACGTATAGAGGACTAGACTACTCTCAGGCAGAAAGATTTGGAGAAATTGTATATCTGTTTGACGGAAACAAACAGGTGGTAATGTCTCCACAACCTACTATTAGAAAACTTAAAAGTGTCTTAAAAGACTTTAATGACAACGATTATTTACTTTTAGTTGGAGATCCCGCGTTGATTGGGTTGACAACATCAGTCTTAGTCACTATATCTAATGGTAGATATAATATGTTAAAATACGATAGGATCGAAAAAGATTACTTTCCCATTCGTGTTGACGTTTATAACTAAGAATAAAAAGGAGTAATACATGGCTATTAATTTAAGACGTGAAGAGTCGGATTTTCAAGTAACGGAAGTCGACCCTATTTCAAAAGCTTCTCTAGATTATTTGAAAGCTGAAAAAGAAATAGAAGACCTTGAGGCTTTGATGAAAGTCAAAAAGGAAGTTCTTCGTAAGGCAAATGAAAATTTAGTTCAGTTGTTTGAAGAGCGAGGTGTTACATCAATTAAAATGAAAGACGGAAGTAATGTAGAAATTAAACCGTTTTACACAGGAACCATATCCAAAGAAAAACAAGAAGAAGCTTTTGACTGGCTTCGTGATAATGGGTATGAAGACTTGATTAAAAACCAAGTCATAGTAAAGTTTGGTAGAGCTGAAGATGAGAAAGCAAAAAGTCTTTTTTCTGATTTAGCGAACCAAGGGTTAGACACTGACAGAAATGTCAAAGTTGAACCGTCTACTCTTAGGGGTTTCATTCGTGAAATGATTGAGAGTGGAAAAAATCTTCCTATGGATACTTTTGGAGTATTCGTAGGTCATAAAGTCAATATCAAGAAAGGTAAATAAATGACAGACGCAAGTAAAAAGCAAATAGTGAAAGAACAAAAGGGAAAGGAGATAGCGACCCTAAGCAGTCTATTGAAGGCAGGTCCCTCCCTCTCAAAAAGAGATGCTGAGGATTATCAAATTCCTTACTTTAATATTTTAAGTAAAGGTGCTCCTCAGTTAGAAGAAGATGACGGTAAGTTCATCGAAGGTGCAAAGTTAGGACAGATTTTTAATACTGTCACTAACAAGGTCTATGACTCCTTAACTGTTTTACCAGTCTACTATCGTAGAAGATTTGTAGAGTGGGCAGAACGAGGAGAAGGATCAGGTGCTCCAGTCAACATCTATACTCCTGAACAATTTCAAAAGTTCCAAATGGACGGAAAAGTTGTTCGAGGTGATGACAACAAAGAGCGCTTTGTAGGAAAACCTGATACCTATATCGAGAACACTGCTGAGCATTATGTGATCGTACTCGAAGACAGTGGTGCTTGGAGTAAAGCGATCATCAAAATGAAATCAACACAGTTAAAAAAATCAAGGACATGGAATTCATTAATGTCCAATCAGAGACGTGTTGAAGGCGATGAAATCTATCAACCAAAAGACTTTGCTCGTGCCTATACACTAGCCACGGTCAAAGAAAAAAATGCCAAAGGTTCTTGGCATGGTTGGGTTATCACAGAGAATAAATGGATTGATGAACTAGGGCTAAAAAATGTTCAGGCAATAATCGAGGATGCCACTCAATTCGAAAAATCTATTCACAGTGGTGACATTGAAATCACTCCAACACAGGATGATGACAAAGTTTCCCCTCAAGGGAATGCCTCGCAGAACGGTGACGATATACCGTTCTAGTTAATAGCCCACAAAAGATTAAGAGTGTTTTCCTCCGCTCACTCTTAATAAGGTTGGGGTTTGGTCTTTAGCCTCCTTTCGATCGACCCCAACCACCCATAGGAGGAAGCTATTAATTTGAGAGGTTAATATGGAATTAGAATTAGTACAGAAGTTCAAAGAAATCTTCACAGGGCTTGAAAGAGCTCACGGTGTCTTTGAAAAAAAGAATGAGCCACAAGAAGGTAAGAAGGTAGAGGCTCACATGATGACGGTCCACGAAGCACCGTCCTTGGAAAAATTTGAACGACACCTGAAAGGTGAATATCCCGCCATGGGTATTGTACCGATCAACGATGATGATCAATGTAAGTTTGGAGCAATCGATATTGATGTCTATCCGTTAGATCACAAAGCTTTATTAAAACAAGTTAAACAAAAAAAGTTTCCGTTAATTATGTGTCTATCCAAAAGTGGTGGTGCACATCTTTATTTATTTACTAAGCAGTATGTTTCAGCCAAAGACATGCAAACAAAGTTAAGTGAAATGGCAACAGCTTTAGGTTATCCAAAGGCTGAAGTGTTTCCTAAACAAATAGAACTATATCAAAGAGAAGGCGAAGAAAAACGAGATACAGGAAGTTGGATTAACTTACCTTATCACGGAAGAAGTCGTTATGCTCTTGATCAAAACGGTTCTGGTTTAAACTTAGAAGAGTTTCTTTCTCACTACGATAGCCTCGTTGTTGGTGCTCTCAAATCGATTAAAACCGATTTCAAGAACGAGGTTATTAAAGACGGACCTCCATGCCTACAAATACTAACTGAACAGGGTGTTTCCGATGGCTCCCGGAATAACGCTCTGTTCAATGTAGGCGTATACTATCGTAAGGCAGATCCAGATAATTACAAGGAATTAGTAGAAGAATATAATCGAAGCTATATCAATCCTCCTTTGAAATCAGATGAGGTTTTAATAGTGATAAAACAAATTAGTCAAAGTGATAACAATGGTGCTCCTAAATATATGTATCGTTGTACTCAGCCTCCTATTGAGTCTTTATGTAATAAGAGACTTTGTAAGAAAAGAAAATTTGGTATTGGAAGCGAAGGTGACAGGGATCATCCTGTGTATTCTGATTTGAAAGTTTATAAATCAGACCCTCCTCGATACTTTTTAAATGTCGATGATCGAAGAATTGAGATCGCTAATACTGAAGATTTGATGACACATAAAAAAATTATTCAGGCTTGTTTAGAACAATTAAACAAAGGGATTATGAATATGAGTTCAGCAGAATGGAATCAAACATATAGTGAATTATTTGAGTCTATATCTATTGATCATCCACCTGAAGAAGTCACCAAGAAAGGTGAGTTTAAAGAATTGTTAGAAGAGTTTTGTCTACATCAAGGTGAAGCGTTAACAATGGCAGATATATTCTTAGGTAAATCTTATACTGAGGAAGGTTTTACATACTTTGCTCTTAAAGATTTAATGGATCATTTAAAACGAAATGATTTTAAAGAGTCCAGACCGTGGGTAACGATGAGACTAAAAGAAGAATATGATGCAAGTGATTTAATTAAAACAGTTAAGAACACGAGAGTTAGGTTATGGAAAATAAAGCAGCTTACTATTGAAGATGTTGAATTAGAAGTTCCTGACATGAAAAAAGAAGAAGTAGAAGGGGAGATTCCTTTTTAATGTTTGCAAAAAGAAGAAATATAAAAAGAAAGACAGAGGTCATTGATCGATATTGGTTAGATATACAATCGAGATATACTGATAACGATTTTTGTTCTCCTAATTCTCTTATCTATATTATTGGTAATAAGGTTTTATCTAAGGATCAGGTAGGCAGTTTTAAGGTAGGTAGGTCTACTAGCGAAACTTTTGAAAATAGAATTAAATCTCTTCAAACAGGTAATCCAAACGATTTAACAGTTTATTTAGTTGCTACTGTGAACAATCCTAAAATGGAAAGTATTTGTCATAAGGAATTGTCAAAAAGAGGGACTGGAATAAAAAAACAAAAAGGAGAATGGTTTTATGGTAGTTTATTAACTATTCGTTCTATTCTTTTTAGGGCTATTGAGACATACGATATTAGAAAGGAGTTATTGTAATGGTCACACTAAAATCACAAGTACAAACTGATCACATCACTGATGAAATCAGTAGAATGTTTGACTATAAATTTGAAGGTCAAACAGAATTTACTTTACCAGAGTTTCAAAAACCAACAGAGGAATTTAATATTGGTTTAATTGTTGGAGCTTCTGGTAGTGGTAAATCAAGTTTATTAAAAGAATTTGGTCAAGAAGAAAATATTGAATGGGATTCAAACAAAGCTGTTTGTTCTCACTTTGATTCACCAGAAGAGGCGCAAGATAGACTATCTTCGGTAGGATTTAATTCTATTCCCTCTTGGATGAGACCGTATCACGTGCTCAGTACAGGAGAAAGATTTCGATCGGATCTGGCCAGAAGAGTAAAAGACAATGCAGTTATTGATGAGTTTACCAGTGTGGTTGATCGTAATGTAGCTAAGTCTTGTTCGAATGCTCTTCAAAAATTTATTCGAAATAAAAACATTAAGAATGTTGTGTTTGCATCATGTCACTATGACATCATTGATTGGCTCCAACCTGATTGGGTTTTTGATACCAATTCAAGCAAAGTAACAACAAGGGGGTTACTTAGGCGACCCAAGATCGTTTTGGAAGTCCTTCCTTGTTCCCACAAAATTTGGTCATACTTCGCTGAGCATCACTATCTCACAGCAAACATCAGTACAGCTACACGATGTTGGATCGCAACATGGAACGGAGTCCCAGTCGGATTTTCATCAGTTATCTTTTTTCCCTCAGGAACAATCAAAGAAAAAGCATGGAGGGAACACAGGACAGTGATACTTCCTGATTTTCAAGGTTTGGGTTTAGGTGTTCGTTTATCCGAAGCAGTGGCAAAACAATTCACGGTCCACGGTCATCGATTTTTTTCTAAAACAGCACATCCTCGTTTTGGTGAATATCGAGAAGCGCACCCTGAAAAGTGGAGACCGACGACTCATAATAAACAAAACAGGAAAGAAGATTATGAAAAAGAATTAGATCGTATTGCCTCTGGTAAAAAGAAATCTAATTTTGGTGGATACTCTCAAGAACTAAGAGAAAAACATAAGGAAAGGGTTTGTTACGCGCATGAATTTATTGGATAAAAAGACCCCTACCGTGATTATCGGTCCCCCAGGGACAGGGAAAACCACATTTATTTTGAATAAAATAGAAGAGTATTTGGCTAATGATGTAGGAATTGATGAGATTGCTTTCTTTTCTTTTTCTAATAAAGCAGTCGATGAAGCGAAACAAAGAGCTTCACAAAAGTTTAAGGTTCCTACAAATCAATTAGAAAATTTTAGTACCTTACACTCTTTCGCGTTAAGACAAATGGGTCTTAACAGAGAACATATAATGAGTAACAATGATTGGAGAAACGTATCAAATGAACTTAGGATTAGTATTAACGTTAATAATGACGATGACATATTTTTCAACAACTATGACGACAAATACATTGATCTTATAGAGAAAGCGAAAAGAAGAGATATTTCTTTACGTGACTGTTGGACAATGTTCGCTAAAGATATTATTTGGCACAAATTAGAATATATCGATAAAGGATTAAAAGACTACAAAGAGTTTGGTTATGAAAAGTTTACCAGTGGTAAAACTGGTTACATCGTAAAGGACCAAGGACCAAAAGTAGACTTTACTGATTTAATTACTAACTACGCTAATGGTAGTTTTTATAAATCTTTTAAAGTTGTTTTCTTTGACGAGTCTCAAGATATGTCTACGATTCAATGGAAAATGGCAGAAAAGATTTGGAATAATTCTGAGAAGAGTTATTTAGCTATGGACCCTAATCAAGCGATTTATACTTGGGCAGATGCAGATGTATCGAAAGCTATTCAGATAAAAGAAGAATGTAAAAATTTAATTGCATTGAATGAGTCAAAGAGAGTTCCAAGAAAAGTTTGGGAGATAGTTAATCGTGTCGAAGAACAAATCATAGGATACGACGATGTTAAATGGTCTCCTGCTGATAGAGACGGTACTGTAGAATTTATCAGAGGAATGTTTCATTTAGATATGAATGAAGGAACTTGGCTTTTAATGGGTCGTACTCGAAGTATTCGAGATGACATGGAAGAAGTAATGAGGAAGAAAAATATCTTCTTTAGAGTTAAATTAAAAGATAGTAAGTATCGATATTCTGTTGGTACAAAAGAAAGAAATGCAATTTTAACTTGGAAAGATTTAATGAGATCAGAAACTAATGAAGTTCCTATTCGATTAGTAGAAAATCTCTATAAGTGTTTAGGAAAAGAATTTGTTGCTCGTGGTTGTAAAAAATTAATCGCAGAACAACGGAAAGCTTTTCCTGATAAGAAATTATCTTTTGTAAATTTAAAAGATGATTTTGGGCTACAAGCTGAGTTGGGTACTCCTTGGACAGAAGTAATGACAACAATCAATACTGAAACTAAGGCGTATTTAGAGAACTTAGAAACCAGAGGTGAAAATCTTGCTTTAGAGCCCAGAGTAACTTTATCGACTATTCATCAACAAAAAGGTGGAGAAGCAGACAATGTTATTGTTTCTCTGGATATAGGAAAAATGGCGTATGAAGAATATCGCAAAAATCCTGTTAATGAACATCGATTATTTTATGTTGCTTTTTCTAGAGCAAAGGAAAATCTCTATATCATTACACCACAATCGCGGGAGGCGTATAGAATATGAGTAAGCAAATAGGTATATTTAAACCTAAATCAGAATGGGTTCCACCAATGGATTTCCCAAATATTAAAGATGCAGATAAAATTGCAATTGACTTAGAAACCAAAGATCCGAACATTATGGACAAAGGTCCAGGGTGGGCGACCAAAGACGGAGAAATTATTGGCGTTGCTATCGCTGTTGACGGTTGGAAAGGGTATTATCCTATTCGACATGAGACAGGATTTAACCACGATCCACGAGTCGTGTTTGACTGGTTAAACGAAATGCTCTCTGGTGAAGGAGAGAAGATAGCCCACAACGCTACCTATGACTTTGGTTGGTTAGAAGCTGAAGGCGTTAAATGGAATGGTCGTATTATTGATACGATGATCGCGGCTCCTTTGATTAATGAAAACAAATATAGTTATTCATTAAATGCAGTATCCAAAGAATACTTAGCTGAGAGTAAAAATGAATTTTTACTAAACGAAACAGCAGCTCAATGGGGCGTTAATCCTAAAAGTGAGATGTATAAAATACCTTCTCAATATGTAGGTGAATATGCTGAACAAGATGCTGTTCTTTGTTTGAAGCTATGGGACCGATTAAAACCTGAAATCACTCAACAAGACTTGCAAACTGTTTTTGATTTAGAAACAGATTTAATTCCTATCTTAATGAAGATGAGAAAGAAAGGCGTGAGAGTTGATTTAGAACAATTAAAGAAAGCTGAAAAGACTTTTGTTAAAAAAGAAAATGAATTAATGAAATTTATTTTTGATGAGACAGGTTTAAAATGTGATATCTGGGCGGCTCGTTCTATTGCGACGGTCTTTGATCAATGTAAAATTGATTATGCTAAAACAGATAAAGGTAATCCTAGCTTTACAAAAAGCTTTTTAGAATTTCATCCTCATGCAATTCCTAAAGCAATTGTTCAGGCCAGAAACTTCAACAAAGCACGGACCACGTTCCTCCATACGATTGAAAAGTATCAACATAACGGAAGAATTCATGCGAATATTAATCAGTTACGAACAGAAAATGGTGGTACGCTAACAGGTCGATTTAGTTATTCTAATCCTAATCTTCAGCAAATTCCTGCTAAAGATGATGCTGAATCTGATATTAAAATCGGTTCTTTAGTTAGAGGATTATTCTTACCTGAAGAAGGCGAGAGTTGGGGTTCTTTTGACTACTCTCAGCAAGAGCCACGACTCGTGAGCCATTATGCAAACATCGTGAAGCTTGAAGGTGCTGAAAAGATTGTCAAAGCTTATAATGAAGATAAAGATACAGACTTTCATACGATCATGGCTGAGATTGGCAGTATCCCTCGTAAGAGCGCTAAAACCATAAATTTAGGGCTATTTTACGGTATGGGTGTAGGAAAGCTTTCTGATCAATTAGGTATTGATCCAGAAGAAGGTAAGTCATTAATTAAGCAGTATAACGAAAGAGTTCCTTTTGTTCGACAGTTAGCTGACGCAGTTTCTGATCATGCGAATAAAAAAGGAGCTGTTAAAACTTTTTTAGGTCGTAGATGTCGTTTTGAGTTATGGGAGCCAAAAGCATTTGGTTCTTATAAGGCATATCCTTTGGATAGAGCTAAAGAAGAGTATGGTGAATATACTCCTTTAAAACGATCAGGGACCTATAAAGCGTTAAATCGACTAATACAAGGATCAGCAGCAGATCAAACAAAGAAAGCTATGGTCGAATTGGACAAAGAAGAAATTACTCCGATGATTCAAATTCATGATGAATTAGCGATTAGTCTTAGTGACGATCCAGAAGTTCAAAAGAAGATTATTGATGTCATGGAAAATAGTATTGAGATGAGTGTTCCGTCTAAGGTAGACGTAGCAATAGGTAAAAACTGGGGAGAAGCAAAATGAGTAGACTAAGTTATCAAAACGGAAAATTATATCTGTCTTTAACAAGGAAAGAGTGTCAAGAAGCTTATGATAATATAGGTAGACCACTTGAATTAGATATTGGTCAGATAAAAGTGTTACATGAAGATATTTCTAAAATTGTTGCAGAACATTGGAGTAAGATAGAAGTCAAACAAGAGCTATCTTATTTAAGAAAAGAAGAGAAGAAAAAATGAGAAAAATAATTTACGATACATATCAAAGTGTGATGGGTTGGAATAAAAATCCATTAAGACACATTCAAGATTTCAATACTCGACACTTAGTGACACAATTATTGTGTTGGATGTGGTGCATAGTATTTTCTCTGTTGGTAGGTAGTTGGACTGTTTTTGGCTATACTGCATTGGCTCATTTAATATTTGTTATGGCTATTTTTGTAACAGTAGCAACATTTGAAACAGCAAAAAGAAAACCAGAGTTTTTTCATAAAGGTAGTAAAGTATTAAATTATGAAAAGATTCAAGGTAAGTATGAAGATATATGGTAGAACGATAACGACTGTTAATAAACCTGTTTTTTGCAAGAGACACTAGATCTAGAAACTTTTGCAACATACATCAAAGTTACCTTCCTGTATATTGTGTCGTTATCATTCTAAATATGATTTTATCATATCTATTGTGCGCAAACAACAATTCTCTTTTTTTAAAATGTGAATAAAAACTCCTTATCAGGGAGAAAATAAAAATGTTTAATTTAACTAAAAGATCAATGAATCACTTCTTAAACTTATTTAAGAGTGATGAAAAAGAAGAATCAATAAAAGAGTTTTGTCAGTCAGAATATAAAAAAGATTGGTATGCAGCCTATGTTACCTTTAAGGAAGAAGGTCGCTTTCCAAATTTTATTAGAAGAACTTTATAAGAAAAAGGGGCGAAAGCCCCTAATCTTATGTATTAGCTACTATGTCAGCTAGATGCTCGCAACGTTTCGTTGTCTGTTTATGCCACCTCGAGTCCTTCATTTCAGAAGCCGCTGTCTTCCAATCTTTGACTCTCATGGCTTTCCACATTTTGGAGAAGTTTCGAACACCTTGAGTCCCTAGCTGGAAAACCATTTCCAAGATTACATGTTCTATGTGGGTAGGCAAATCGTGACCAATACATTCTTGTATTAATACTTCAGCACCTGCTGCTGCTCTATTTAAATCTAAATCAAACAGCTCATCTATCTCTTCTCTAGAAATTTTCTTTCCCTCAGGAAATCTATCTCTTTCGTGTGGTTGAATAAGATGTCCGATTCCTATCGTGGCTTTTCCTAAGCTGTCCAAATATACGTGGTCAACGATTCCTTCCGCAGAAGTGACCCTAGCTCTCAATTCATCTGTAATTTCAATCATGATGCACCTATTCCCCAATGTTCTTCATGAGGATCTTTCTCTACCTTTCTTTTAAATGTATTTATAATAAATTGAATTAATTTCATTTATTTAAGTTTATAACCTAAACCAGCGTATTTGTCTACACTTCCTCCGTTTTTAAATGTAAAACTTAATCCACCTTGTATTCCTTGATCACCAATACCTACATTATAGTTCACAGGAGTATTGTTGAACATAAACTGATCTTTATATCCTATTTGGTTTGGATTAAACGGATCAAATTGAATCTTATCTAAATTATATTGTTGAGCCAAGTTTTGTAGATTTTGTAGCTGACCTATTAAATTTATTCCTACGTTATCTGCTCTTGCATCAGCTAAAGCTGTTTGAAACTCATTTTGATTACTTACATTAGGTTTTGCCTTAAAAGGAAGATTATCTAAACGAGACCCTTGATCTAAAAATTTATAAGTATTATTAAAATCTTCTTCTGTTAATTCAGTAGGAAGAATTTCATTAGTAAGGGGTCTAGGTTTAATTACTGTTTCAAAATTGTATGGGAACTGAGGTTCTTCGGTCACTGTTATGTCACTACTTCCTCCATAATTAACAACAGTAGGTTTGGGAAATAATAAATTTTGAATTCCCTCAAGACCTGCTTTTCCTAATTGCATTAAAGGAGTGCCTTTTTCAGCCAGTGCTTGAAAAATA